ACGGCGGCGTTTTGTAAGACATTTTTTAAGGATAAATCATGGCAATAGACAAAGCACTGTACGAAGCCCCCGCTGGCGTTGAAAAAGCCGCTATAGCGGAGCCGGAAGTTGAAATTGAAATCGTTGACCCGGAGTCGGTATCCATCGGCATAGATGGTGTTGAAATTGAACTTACACCGGGAAAAGAAACTTCGGAAGATTTTGGAGCCAACCTTGTTGAGTATATCGACGCAGGGGAGATGGAGTCCATTGTTTCGCAAGTTGCCGGGGATGTACGCAACGATTTGAATAGCCGCTCGGACTGGGAAAAAATGCTGAAGGAAGGCATCCAGTTGTTAGGTCTTAAATACGAAGAGCGAAGCGAGCCATGGTCGGGTGCGTGCGGTGTATTCCACCCCATGATTACTGAAGCGGTAATTCGTTTTCAAGCAGATACAATAATGGAAACGTTCCCTGCGCCCGGACCAGTCAAAACCAAGATTGTTGGCAAAGTTACGCGCGACAAGGAAGAAGCTGCGACGCGGGTTGCTGATGACCTTAACTGGCAGCTAACTGAAAACATGACGGAGTTTCGCCCCGAGCATGAAAAGATGCTGTGGGGGCTGCCAGCATCTGGCGCTGCATTCAAGAAGGTCTACAAAGACCCGATGTTGGACCGCCAGACTTCTGTTTATGTGGCGGCGGAAGACATCATTTTGCCTTACGGCTCTTCTGATCTTCAGACCGCGCCGCGCATCACCCACCGCATGCGCAAGACCAAGAACGAAGTGGCCATGCTGCAGGCCGACGGGTTTTGGGTTGATAGCGATCTGGGCGAGCCGTCAAGGATGGTGGACGATATTCGCAAGACCAAGGACACAGAAGCTGGCGTGTCCGCTATTAACGACGACCGATACGTGATTGACGAAGTATGCGTAGACCTTGATTTGCCCGGATACGAAGATACCGATAAAGAGGGTAACCCAACCGGTGTTGCGCTACCGTACATCCTGACTTACGTTGTGGGGTCCAATATCCCGTTGTCGCTGCGTCGCAACTGGCGCGAAAACGACAACAATCGCAGGAAGCGTTTGCACTACGTGCAGTATACGTATGTGCCCGGGTTTGGGCCTTACGGGTTCGGTCTCTTTCATCTGATTGGTGGTTACGCCAAGGCGGGTACGTCCATTCTCCGCCAGCTGGTTGATGCAGGTACGCTGTCTAATTTGCCCGGAGGGCTGAAGTCGAGGGGTCTGCGCATCAAAGGGGATGACACGCCGATCGCTCCGGGCGAGTTTAGGGACGTTGATGTGGGTAGCGGGGCCATACGGGACAACATTCTTCCGTTGCCCTATAAGGAACCGTCGCAAGTGCTGGCTGGGCTGCTGGACAAGATCATCGATGAAGGCCGACGGCTGGCTGCTTCCAGTGATTTAAAAGTTGCGGACATGTCCGCTCAGACCCCTGTTGGTACAACTCTGGCGCTGCTTGAACGAACGCTTAAACCTCTGACCGCTGTGCAGGCGCGAGTGCATTACTCCTTCAAGCAAGAACTGCAGTTGATTGCTGAGATTGTCCGCGAAGATTCTCCTGCTAACAAAGAGTATCCGTATGACGTGGATGCGCCGCAAGGGCGCAAGGCCAAGTACGAAGACTATCGTCATGTGGAGATTATTCCCGTCTCCGACCCCAACGCGGCGACGATGACGCAGCGAATTGTGCAGTACCAAGCCGTTATTCAACTATCCCAGAGCGCTCCGCAGATTTACAACTTGCCGGAACTGCACAGGCAGATGTTGAATGTTTTGGGTATTAAAAATGTGGATAAACTGGTGCCGACGGAAGATGATCTCAAACCGATGGACCCGGTGACGGAGAATCAGAACATCCTAAACGGTAAACCCGTGAAAGCGTTTGCATATCAGGACCACGAAGCACATATTGCGGTTCACATGATGATGAAACAAGACCCGCTTATCCAGCAGATCGTAGGGCAAAATCCGCGCGTTAATGCTCTTGTTGCCGGGTTGGAAGCGCATGTTGCCGAACACGTTGGGTTTGCATACAAAAACAAAATCAGCGAAGCGCTGGGTGTGTCTATTCCGCATGCGAATGCTGATGAAGGTATGCCGGAAGAAATTGAATTTCAATTATCCAAGTTGCTTGCACAGGCTGCCCCGCAAGTTCTTGCGCAAAGTAAAGCAATGGTTGCACAACAACAGGCCCAGCAGAATATGCAAGACCCCCTGCTGCAGCTTCAGAAACAAGAGTTGGACCTTAAAGCACAGAAGCAGCAACAAGACGCTGCATATAGAGACAAAAAACTTGCAGTAGATTCGGCCGCTAAAGCAGATGAATTGCAGCTGCGGGAACAGGAAATTGCGGGGCGACAGCGGATAGATTCGCTGCGCGTGGTTACGGACGCTGCGGCTAAAGCCGCACAATCTGAAAGGAAGGTAAGCAAGTGATGAAGCAATTCGCAGAAGCGCTAAATCGCAAGCTGCGCGAAGATATGAACAACTACGCTGATGATGTGGCCACGGGTAGTTGCAGAAGTTTTGAAGATTACAAACGTCTCTGCGGTGTGATTGAAGGTCTTGCTATCGCAGAGCGCCACTTAAAAGACCTTCTTGCAAAATTGGAGAATGATGATGATAGCGACTGAGACAGCGCCCCCAACCGCGCTGGAACAGAAGTGGGCCGCAGATAGTGCAGAAGCAGAACGTAAGGCTAAGCAGTTGCCTGACCCGCAGGGATACCGAATCCTTTGCGCAATACCCGACATCGAGAATAAGTACGATAGCGGCATCATCAAGGCAGACATTACCCGTCAGCACGAGGAGATTCTGACCACGGTGCTGTTTATCGTGAAACTCGGTCCGGATGCGTACAAAGACCCGGTGAAGTTCCCGACCGGTCCGTGGTGCAAAGAGGGTGATTTTGTGATCGTCCGCTCCAACAGCGGCACCCGTCTGGATATCCATGGCAAAGAGTTCCGCATCATCAACGACGATACGGTTGAAGCGGTGGTCGAAGACCCCCGTGGAATCCGTCGCAAATAAGGAGTAACACATGGCCCAACCGGCATATAAGTTTCCTGACGAACAGGAAAATAAGGAAAATGCTGCAGAGCAACAAAACGAACAAGAGTTTGAAGCAGTAGTTGAAGGTGACGTTGAGCTGGAAATTGTCGATGACACCCCGCCAGAGGATCGAAATCGGCGGCCGATGGAAAAAGAACCGGAGGAGGTAACGGACGAAGAACTAGCACAGTATAACTCGTCCGTTCAGAAAAGAATCAAAGACTTAACACGCGCTCGTCATGATGAACGGCGGGCTAAAGAAGCCGCTACGCGTGAACGGGAAGAGCTGGAACGTCTTTCTCAGCAACTTGTTGAGGAAAACAAGCGTCTTAAAGCCTATGCAGCTAATGGAGAACGGGTGTATGCAGGCACCCTTGAATCCGCTGCCAAATCCGAAATTGAAATTGCTAAGAAAAAGTACAAGGAAGCGCACGAAGCATTTGACGCGGATGCTCTGTTGGCAGCGCAAGAAGAGCTGCTGGCTGCCCAAATTAAGCTGCGGGAAGCGCAATCTTTTAAACCAACCCCTTTACAAGACCAACAAGGTGTAGTAGAAACAGAACCTACACAGCCAGTAAGGCCGCAACTTGACGAAAAAACGCTCAGATGGCAACAGCGTAATCAATGGTTCGGGCCTGATGACGAGATGACCGCCGTCGCGCTGGCAGTGCATAAGAAGTTGGTCCAATCGGGTATTGACCCGCGTAATGATGAATACTTCGAGCGCATAGACGCTCGCATGCGTAAGGTGTTTCCCGATTTTTTTGAGGGAACAAAGGAGTCTAACGAACCCGCAGAGGTGAAAAAAGCTGCTACGGTTGTAGCGCCGGCTAATCGGTCTACCGGAGCAAAGAAAGTTTCTTTGACTAAGACTCAAGTCGCAATTGCCAAGCGCTTGGGAGTGCCGTTAAACGATTACGCTAAACAACTTGCTGCATTGGAGACTTCAAATGGGTGATAACCGCCTTACTAGAGAAAGCGCTACGCGCGAAACCACGCAACGCAAAGCGTCGTGGAAACAACCGAACCTTCTTCCTACTCCTGCCCCGCAGGACGGATACGGGTTTCGCTGGATTCGGACTAGCTTGATGGGTAAAGCAGACCCCACCAATATTTCCGCAAAATTTCGTGAACACTGGGTGCCGGTGAAAGCCGAAGACCACCCGGAGATGATGATTTACGCCGACCCTGACAGTCGTTTCAAAGACAACATCGAGGTTGGCGGACTGCTGTTGTGTAAGGCCCCGAACGAGGTTATTGAGCAGCGCAATGATTTTTATGCGCAACAAGCTCAGTCCCAAATTGAGGCTGTGGACAATAGCTTTATGAAACAAAATGATGCACGGAT